CCGGAACAGAGCCCGGTGATTGAGGTCGAGAGGATCCAGGAAGAAACAGATTCTAAAAATTTAATGTGGGTAAAATTTGAGGCGCTTCTTTCAGAGAAAACCGCTGGAATGTTAAAAGATTTCTTTGAAAATAACAACATAGAATTTAGACCTTTAAAGGTAAGGGAGGATTAATCATGGCAGTATCAAACAGCTTAGTACAGAGCAAGGCAAACACAAAGATGGGAATGACCGCATATCTTACACAGGACGCAGTAAAAGATCAGATAAACAAAGTCATAGGCGGCAAGAACGGAACCCGCTTTATTACCGCGATAATATCCGCAGTCAACAACAACGAACAGCTGCAGCAGTGCACCAACCAGAGCATCCTGAGCGCAGCATTACTCGGAGAAAGCCTGAACCTTTCACCTTCACCGATGCTCGGATATTACTACCTCGTACCATTCAACGACAAAAACAAGGGCAAGGTCGCACAATTCCAGATCGGATACAAGGGACTTATCCAGCTGGCCATCAGATCAGGACAGTATAAAAAGATAAACGTCATGGCGATAAAGGAAGGCGAGCTCGAATATTTCGATCCCTTAAACGAGGACATCAAGGTAAATTTAATGGTCAGCGACTGGAATGCCAGGGAAAAGGCGAAGACAATCGGATACTATGCAACCTTTGAGCTGACGAACGGCTTCAAGAAATCAATATACTGGAGCAAGGAGCAGATGGAAGCCCATGCGGAGCAGTATTCGATGGGATACAAGGCGAAAAAGGGATACACCTTCTGGGAGAAGGACTTCGACGCGATGGCATACAAGACGATGCTCCGCCAGCTGTTGAGCAAATGGGGAATCATGAGCACCGAGATGATGAGCGCCATCGATTCGGACGAGGCAGTCATAAACGAGGACGGGACAAAGACATACGTCGAAACCGAGGAAATAATCGACGCACCGGCAGCAGAGCCGAAGAAGGAAGAAAAGAAACCTGAACCGGCAGCAGCACCTGCAGAGGATCCGGCGGCCGCACTCTTCGGAGGTAAGTGATGGCTTGGAGAAATTACGGAACCGGAAGCAAATACCACGCGAAAAAGGTCAGCATCCAGGGTGAAGTGTTCGACTCGAAAAAAGAGGCCCGGAGATTTCTCGAACTGCAGATGCTGGAAAAGGCGGGACGGATATCCGGACTCCAGAGACAAAAGAAGTTCGTACTGGTACCGGCTCAATACGAGCCGGAAACCACCGGACCGAGAGGCGGCAGGATCAAGGGAAAGCTCCTCGAACGAGAGGTGGCCTATTATGCCGACTTTGTATATTTCGACGAGGAAGAAAAAGACTTCGTGATCGAGGACACGAAGGGAGTTCGGACAAAGGACTACATCATCAAAAGAAAATTAATGCTCTGGCTGAAAGGGTACCAGATCAGGGAGGTATAAAATGGCTGGATGGGTGAAGATACACCGGCAAATTCAAGATAATGCCATATGGATGAGCGACGAACCATTCGACAGTCGGAGCGCATGGATTGACCTCATCCTGATGGCTAATCACGAAGACAAAGAAGTCTATCAAGGCGGCCAGTTTTTCAAGATAAAAAGAGGACAACTTCACCGCAGCCAGATCAAGCTCGCAGAGAGGTGGCACTGGAGCAAGAAAAGGGTTATCAAATATCTAAAAGAATTGAAAAAAGTCCGAATGATTGACTTTGAAACATTCAAAGGTGGGGCAACGCAGGGAACAACGATAACCATAGTAAATTACGATACTTTTCAAGTTTTAGGGGCAACGGAGGGAACAACGCTCGACACATCGGAAGGAGCATCACCGGAACAACGCTCGACACATAAACAAGAATATAAGAATGATAAAGAAATAAAGAAAGAGAGAGAGGAGCCAGAGCTCCCGCAGATAAAACCTTCCCGATTCCCGACTGGAAAATATAACAACGTATTCCTGAGCCAGGAGGAATGCGCCAGCCTTTCCAGAGAATACGGTCAAGCAGAATCGCAAAGGGTAATCGAGAAGCTGTCAGAGTATATGGCAACCCATAAAACAAAGTACAAAGACGATGGCCATTACGCGATCATATGCCAATGGATCCGGGAGGATAAAGAGAAGCCAAAGACAACAAAGTCAAAGGCGCAGAATTACCCACAGAGGAATTACACGGACGATGAGTACCATGAAATGGAAATGAGAAAGCTTAGAAAGGGATAAACATGTTTATAAAAGTGACAAATAAAAAAACTGATGTGACAGTTTTTATAAATAAGAGCCATATTGTTACGATGGTTCCTCATGGAAATGATGGAACAACTTTAGGACTTTTAGGGATAACGGCTCCTTTTGAGGCCGCGGAAACTATAGAGAATATTTTGGATCAGATGGAACAGGGATGGGAATAAAATGAATAACATCGTCCCTATGACGGGAAAAATATATCACACAGTCACTAAAGGGCATTGTCACACATAGGGGCGGCGATCTGCTGCCCCGGAAAGGAGATACATGAACGATTTAACCGGCATGACTGTCGAGGAGTTCCAATTGATACTTAATGAGATGCGAACGGTGTACCCATTCAAAGACGAAGAAACAATATTCGGAACTTGCTATGATCCAAGAGAGGAAAGAGGCACCTCAAGAGTGGAAATCATCACAAAGGATCAGGACACCGGAGTGCATATCACGATGAGAAAGGCGAAGGCAACGGATGATTGACGGAATAATAGAATTTATAAAAAAGACTGTTATCGGGATAATAACCGCAGCCCTGACCTTCGGAAACACGGCACCGGCTCCGAGCTACACGCAGGAAGATATAAACCTTGTAGCGGAAGTCATTTATCACGAGAACTGGCACACAGACAAGGATCACCTGGCGGCATACTATACCGGCGCGGTGATATACAACAGATGGAAATCACCAAACTGGCCCGACACGATAAAGGGAGTTATTTACCAGAAGAACCAGTACGCAGTCCTGCCGAAGCTGTTCACGGAGAAGATCCCGGACGAGTGCTATCAGATGGCGGAGGACATCCTGAAGAATGGGACTCCGGATGTCCCGGCAAACGTAGTATATCAAGCTACATTTAAGCAAGGATCAGGAGACTGGATTCCACCAATAAACGGAGAACATTTTTGTTTTGAATAAGAAAAGGAGAAACGCGTTATGATATGTCCATATCGAAAACTAAACGATAAAGAAACCCAAAGTGAATTAAAACCATTCTCGGGGGGAGGATCCAAAATAAGAACGACCGAGCTCGAATATTTTCCGCAATGCCAGGGAGACGAATGCCCATTTTACAGAAAAGCAGACGACAAGATAATCTGTGGACGAGCACAAAAAGAAATGGCGATACTGATCAAAGCAGACAAAGAGGAGGAACGACTGAGCATATGGGCAAATTGAGCAAAGAAGAAATGGCACGCTTCCAGGGAGCAGCCTGGGCGCTCCGGATGGTAGAGGAAAAAGGACTCGAAGCAGCGCAGAAGGATCTGGACCAGAGAGGGATCCGTCGTCTTCCACTCGCCTGCAACAAGCAGGACATCCGGAAGTTTGAGGAATACGAAAAGAAGAACACGCTGGCCACAGTCTTAATGATGACCTGCATGACGCTCCGGGACGAATACGGATTCGGATTCGATAGAATGAACCGCTTCATCCGGAGATTCAACACAAAGACAGAATGCCTGGTGGACGGATACGTCAACTGGAAGGAGCTGCAGGAAACAATCAGGGAAGAAACCGGAATACTTATACCGCTTCCGGACGAATTTATGATGGAGGAATAAAGCATGGGGTGGATAGACGTTAACGACAAAATGCCACCGAGCGGCCTCGAAGTATTAGTGGAGGCTTCCGGATATATAACGCAGAGCATTAGGGCAGACCATAGCTTTTTTATAGGCTGTTTTATAAAGTACGATGATGACAGAGAGCCTGAATGGTTCCTTTCATACGCATATCACGAATGGAAAGATCACTGGGTGGCATTCGACAATCCGACAGTACACGCATGGATGCCGCTCCCGAAACACTACCAGCCGCAGGAACTATTCGCCCAGGACGAGGACCTAATGGAACATGCCATGTTTGAGGACGATCCGGACTGGCTATACAAGGACGAAGCGGTTTATACACAAATGACACTCGAAGAATTTATGGAGGGGAAAACATGGACAACGACAGAGCAAAGAAAAGCCTGCGAGAATTGACAGAGGAATACATCGAGGATGTAGCAAAAGAAATCTGCGAGTGCTACTGCAAATACCCGGAGCAATGGGACGAAGAAAAAGAAGGCATGGAACTGATTGAGAGCGTCTGTTCAAACTGTCCACTAAACAGATTATAGGAGGAGGAAGAACATGGGGCTGACAGATAAACATTTAGCATATGGGGATGATATACCACAAACGCAAACAGAAAAGGATTATTATTGGACGATAAAACAACTTGAAGAACAAAATAATAAACTGAAGGAAGCCATTAGGAAGATTAAGGACGAGATACAAAATATTGCCGATGACATTCCATTTAGGATGAGCGGGCGTGATGACGGAAGAATTGACGGACTTGAAGAGGCACTGGAAATAATCGACAAGCATATGGAGGAGGTGAGCGAATGACGAAAGAAGAATTTAAGGAGAAAATATTAAACTTATACATCGAGCTGATAGAAAAGCACAAAGGCGATAAAGCGGCACTTAAAGAGATAGATATTGCATTTGATGGGGTATTGGCGGAGGTAAATAAATGAGAGCACAAGAAGCTGAAGAACTCATGGATGAGGTATGGCACGCAATATGCAAGAAGGGACTTCCGATAAACGTCAGGACCGGACAGAACATGGATGCTGCAGACTGGGTAAAAGAAATCCTGCAAAAGCAGATCAGCATCGATGAGCCGATAGGAGTAGTGCAGGGCAACGATTACGATCACTGTCCCAGATGCAATGGCATTGTAGGGCAAAGCGCGTATTACTGCAAGCTATGCGGCGCTAAAATCAGGGAGGGCGGACGATGAAAAGCGAAGACCTTTACAGGCTATGGGCTTACGATCTGGAAGTCAAACTATGGAGTGGGAAAAAAGAAACGGATCCGGAGGACTGGCGGAAGTCCGGAACATTGGAAATAATATCAAACCTTCAGGACAAAGCAGAGAAAAAAAGGAAGGAGCTCTATGAGTTTATCGAGACGATAGAGGATCCATATTACAGAGTGCTGCTGACCTGCCGGTGCATTGACCGCAAGACCTGGAAGGAGGTCGCGCAGATCATGGGCGGGACACCGGACTCACATCGAATGGCACTGCAGCGCTTCATCGATGAACAACAGCAACAAAGATAAATCGTTCGTTATGTTCGACTTGTTCGCTATGAATAATCAGCACAAAGGATTACAATCGAAGTGGACATGTGATGGTCATAACGCTTTCAGATTTCGGGGCAGGCATCAAGGTGTCTGTCCTGATTTCTTTAGCGGAAGGAGGAAACGAATGGCCAGACAATTCGCAGAGCAATTTTACCATAGCAAAGAATGGCTGAAGGTTAGACAATTCATTCTTATGCGAGATCATTATAAATGTACTCGCTGCAGCTCACCCGCGGAAGAAGTGCATCACATTATCCGACTTGCACCGGAAAACATAATGAATCCAAAGATCACATTGAATCCGGAAAACCTGATCTCACTCTGTAAGTCATGTCATTTTGCCGAACATAAAGGAGAAAAGGAAGAAGGTAAATGCAGGGCTCACGGAAAGACATACGGAGATTGTAGAGAGGGTTTCCATTTCGATGAGAATGGGATGCTTGTGCCGGATGGTAGCCAGGCGAAATGCCATGTAGTTTAGTCTGAATGCATCTCAGGGTATGCTCCTGAGCAGGCTGCATACATTGGAGCAGCCATGAAATTAAAAGGAATACGGGGACAAAGTAGAAGCCAAGAAGAGTGGCGGGCGGTATTTGAAAGCCGATACTCTTCGTTTGAATTTATTTACAACGATGGCGGCATCGAAGGATACAATTACATCCGATGCAAATATTGCGGAGACATCTTCCGCAATACGGCTCAAAACCTGAAGCCATCGCACAAACAGATTATAATTTGCCGTAATTGCGAAAAGCTAAACAGGGAATACGAAAGGAAGCATCCAAAGAAGTCCGAGGCATACATCAAGTATCTGCAAGCCTGCATGTTCCCAAAAGGGAAACGAGGCAAGCAGCTGACAATGAGAGAATGTATCATATGCAGACAGCTCTTCGTCCCGACACACGGCCGCCAGAAATACTGCTCCACATCCTGCGCCACCTACCTGCATTGGAAAGGCAAGGAAGCATACCGCTACAAGATAGACCTCGGCATCCTTTACCGGAGAGACGGAGGGATTTGTCATATCTGCGGGAAGCTGTGCGACTGGAATGATTTCACAATCATGGAGGATGGAAGCTTAAAGGTGGGAGCAAACTATCCGACAAGAGATCATTTGATTCCAAAGTCAAAGGGCGGAGAACATTCCTACGAGAACATCAAGTTGGCTCATCATCGATGCAACAGCCTGAGAGCCGCAAGCGAAACCTGATCCCCCCCATTGCGCAAATGGCATGGCCCCTCGTCCGCGCCGTTGCCCGCCACTTTTCTTTGCACGAGTATGAACATTTTAACCCCCTTTTTGAAGGAGAAGAAGCGATATGGCATCAAGAAAGCGAAAGAAGTACAAACTTAAAGAGATTATCCCGCTTCTCTCCGAGGATACCTTGAAAGTGGCAAGCGGGATGATCGACGATGCAATCTTTTTGGAGAAACAGCTGGAAGATCTGAGAGCAAGGATCACAAAGGAAGGCATATCCGAAGATTATCAATACGGATCCAAACAGACTGCCGCCGTCACAACATACCTCCAGATGCAGAAGCAGTACGGAGTGATAATAAAATATCTTACAGACCAGATACCGAATGCAAAGAACCAAATGCCTGCAAATATGAATCTGCTCGATTGGGTAGAAGCTAATTGATAGAGTTCGAGAAATACTTCGGCGGGATCCTCGACGGGAAGATTACAGCTTGTGACAAAATGAAGCGAATCAGCGAGATACTTATCGAGCGGTACCTTGCACCGGATGAGTTCCATTTTGACCATGACATAGCGACAAGGCATACAAAATTCATAGAACTTTTTTGCAAGGTTCCTTCCGGAAACATTGGGACACCGCTACAACTTCAGCTCTTCCAAAAGGCAAGGCTTCAGGCAATATTCGGATTTGTTGACGATTGCAATATAAGACAATACAACGAAGTCCTTATTATCGAAGGACGAAAGAACGGAAAAACCACCGAAACCGCAGCCGTGGAAATAGATCTGCTTGCGAATGACAAAGAAGGAGCTCCGCAGATTTACAATGTGGCAACCATGCTCGACCAGGCTAAACTGGGATTTAATGCAGCAGTGAAGATGGTCCAAATGAGCCCGATTTTATCGCAAAACATAAAGAAACGGGCAGTAGACCTATATATGCCCGGTAATATGGGATTTATCAAAGCCCTTGCGAGCAATACAAACAGCATGGATGGATTGGACGCTTCCGGAGCGACCATTGACGAGCTGGCGGCGATAAAGAATAGAGATATTTATGATCTTATAAAACAGGCAATGGGCGCAAGAAGGCAGCCGCTCCTATTCTGTATAACAACAAACGGATATGTCCGCGAGGGCATCTTTGACGCGCAATATTCATATGCAAGCAGCATATTGAACGGGACAATACAAAACAAGCGATTTTTACCGTTTATTTATGAGCTGGACAATGTAAACGAATGGGATGATGAAAACTGCTGGGAAAAAGCAAATCCGGGCATAGATACTATAAAAAGTCGGAAATACCTTCGCGAAATGGTGCAAAAAGCAAAAGATGATCCTACATTCCGAGCAACCGTTTTGGTGAAGGACTTCAACATGCCTCAGTCTGGTGTTGATACTTGGCTGCCATTTGAGGCAATCGTGAACGAGGAAACCTTCACGATGGAAGAAGTCAGCCACAGTTATGCAATAGGCGGATGCGACCTATCGGCCACCACGGATTTGACATGTGCGTCACTCCTGATCAGGAAGCCAGGAAAAGAAAAAATATATGTGCTGCAGCATTATTTTATTCCGCAGAGCAAGATTGATCGCCTTGAACATACAGAGAGCAAAGAAGCTCCATACAAAGTATGGGCAGATAAAGGCTGGCTGACGATAAATGAAGGCGCTGCCATTGATTACAGTCTCGTTACAAAGTGGTTTGTCGAAATGGTCGAGAAGTACGATATCCGACCTTTATATATCGGATATGACAGGGCAATGGCAAATTACTGGCGGGCAGAAATGGACAGTTACGGCTTCGACATGGTACCGGTAGCACAGGGACCTTATACATGGTCGTACAGCTTCAAGAACATGGGAGCTGCATTCACGGAGCACAAAGTAAATTATAATAATAACCCGGTGCTCAGGTGGTGTTTGTCAAATACCGGAGCAAAAGCTTTGAACAAAGACGGAATAGAAACAATCCAGCCGGTAAAGCTTCAGCAGAACCGCCGAATAGATGGCTGCGTAAGTCTTTTGAATGCTTGGGTAGTGTATGACAAACATTATGACGATTATATGGCATATTTGCGCTAAAACGTGCATTTTTTACTATAAAATGAGCATTTTTCAACAAAAAGGAGCGAAAACATGAGCTTTTGGGATATCTTCAGACCGCTGAAAAGCGCAAAACAGACACGATGGAAAGAACTGGGCGCATATACCGCCATCTTCTCTCCTTTCGGTCAGAATATGTGGCAGTCGGACTTAGTGCGCTCATGTATCCGCCCGATAGCCGAACATTCGAGCAAGGCGCACGCAACCTGCACAAAGCCGGATATAGCGAAGATTCTGAACACAAACCCGAACCTTTACATGAACGGGAAGGACTTCCTGGAAAAGATCAGGCTATGGCTCGAGATCAAGAACACGGCTTATATATACATATCCCGGGATGATACCGGAAGGGCGACCGGCTTCTATCCGGTTCCGTATGCGAGCTTTGAGGCTTGGGAGTACATGGGCGGACTTTACATCAAGTTTACGTTCAACACCACAACACAAAAGGATTTCGTATTCCCCTGGGAGGATCTGGCGGTCCTTAGAAAAGACTATTTTACCTCGGACATATCCGGAGACGATAACGGAGCGATACTTCCAAAGCTGGAAGTAAACAACACAGCTGACCAGGGCATCGCGAATGCGGTCAAGGCAACAGCAAACCTCCGAGGCATTTTGAAAAGCACAAAGGCGATGCTTTCACCCGATAGCTTAAGGGAGCAGAAGGAGCAGTTCGTAACGGACTATTTAAACCTTGAGAACTCCGGCGGAATCGCATCGATTGACGCAAGTCAGGACTTCATTCCAATTACGATGAATCCGTCAGTAACGGATTACAACACTTTAAAGCAGATCCGTGAGGATATACAGCGATACTGGGGAGTGAACGACAACATCATAATGTCGAAGTTCACAGAGGAAGAAATGGAAGCATTTTATCAGGCAAAGATTGAGCCTTTCCTGATAGCGCTATCAGAGGAACTGACCAGGAAGGTATTCACAAGAAGGGAACAGGACCTCGGGAATAAAGTCCTTTATGAATCGAACCGCTTACAGTACGCAAGCAACAAGACAAAGCTGAATATGGTTCAGCTTGTGGACCGAGGAATAATGTCACCGAATGAGCTGCGCCAGGTATTCAACATGGCACCATACGAAGGCGGCGATGAATATATAAGACGACTGGATACTACA